CTGCATCTGTGAATTCAGCTAAGTATTCCTGATAGTATATATCACGTGGTAGTGATTTATGTTGTTCTATAAGGAAATCTTTATCAACGTATGGATTGTCTCGACTAATGCCTTTAAATGCTATATAGGTGTTATTAGACGTGTTACCACGTAAAAAATACTCATAGAACCAGTTCTTAGATTTAGGTGTAGATATAATTAAGCATTTCTTACCAATGGCAGTTAATGTAGGCATTACTGCTTGCTCAATAGCATCTTGTTTTATAAAAGCTGCCTCATCAAGTACCATATAGTTAAAACTAAAACCTCTAATGGTATTGTAGTTGTCAGTAGATAAAAATTGTAAGGTAGACCCGTTAATAAACGTGATAGTAAGGTCAGATTTGTTTTGAGATGTAATAATTGAATGTGCAGCATCTGTTAATTCATTAAATATTTTTTTGCATTGATTATAAACCGGAGTTATCCAAGCACCTTTTTGATTTGGGTTTTGTAGCAACCAATATAGCATCAAATTTTGAGCTAATAATGATTTTCCGAACTGTCTACCAGTTGCTACGATACCAAATTTATGTATAGAATCAGCAAATCCATCAATGATTTGTTTTTGTCCTCTATGTGGTGAAAATAACTTAACGTTCATTACAGTACTTCTGTTTGCCCAAAGTCAGGATTTAATTCATTACCCCAACTCAGTGTTACATTACCTTGTACTTTAATTTCTTGTCTCTCAATCTCACCACCACGTATTTTGTTTTGGTATTTAATTGCCTCTAACCATATACGTTTGTCATTATCAGCCATAGCTACTTCCTTTAGTTGTTCTAATTCTAATAAAGCGTTATTGACTGATTGTTTTACACTATCCTCAAAGTCCTCACTAATAATGACCCACGCTTGTTTCCATAAGTCATTAGCTTGTCTGTTGTTGATGTGGTATTTCTCCCTTGACCAATTAGTGTATTGTGTCCAATTGGCCTTATTATCTAGTATCCAGTTAACACTTTCCTCAATGTGAGTAGTGTGTTGTAATTTGTTTGATTTCTTCATCGCGTGTTATATTATATAAGTATATCCTATATTTCAATGATAAATATCGCCCATCAAATATAGGTGAACTTAATTGTAATTGGTTCCTTTGTAGTGGTAGCTCCATTTGTATTTGTCGTAATCGCGTTTTATAGTGTCTATATTAAACGGCCATCCCATTTTCATAAATTCGGCCGCAAAATATATTTTTGTTGTTCTAATGTTGGTAGTTATTCTATCTTTAGCTATATATACTTTATTTTGTGTTCCGTATTTAGCATTAAACATTCTACCTAAAGATGTAATACAATAATTGTCACAATCATTCTCTAACATATGGTATTGTTCACCTGAAAATAATAATGATTGGACTTTTACTTCATTATTTACTGATGTTACCTCGGTAATAAAATGTTCAGGGTATAAGTTATCTAAATCAACACTATACCCCATAGTTTTTTGTTCAATCATTTCCCACGCTTTATTCCCATCTAAGTAGGTATAAAACATTTTACTATTATAGTGAGGTTTACCCATTATTTTTCTTTCTCCCACGTGTTGGTTTTTCCTCAACTACAGGAGGATAAGCAACAGCATTAATTTGTTCACCATATTGATGTAAACGTGAATGCCATACATTATATGTTGCTATATATTCACAGCTACATCCTGGTATACTTACTTGTTCAGTAAATGCTTTATTATGGGCATCTCTCCAAGGTGTTAATGTATCGTGATTGATTCTGTATCCTGCTTTAGGAAATACATCCTCAATAATCCACTTAGCATCTACTTGACTTAATTGTGTGTTAAAATTAATCATATGTTTGTTCTATTTTATCATATACCCATTTTAATATATGAGCTAAGTATGAAGTAACCAAACCTAACCACAAAGATTGTGTATATATTAAACCAATCCATAAACCCAAGCAAATATGACAATAAAATAATTTACCAAAATACCAAGGTAGATTATATAATTTAAGCATATTTTTTAGTTCCTGAATAGGGCTAAATTGCCACGCTATAAAGTTAGCTAATAATGCTATTCCTACAAGTGATTCAATCATTTCTTAATTCGTTTAAGTATAAATCTACTTCTTTTCTAATCTTAGCACGTATATTATGTTCACGTTGTTCTTTACGCGTTTTTAATTGTCTATAACGCGTTACTAATGTTGGTGCCATAAGGGTTGTGACTGATGATAAAATTGCGGTTAATATAAAATATAATATATTCATAATGCTTGTTGTTTTCTACATTCGGTTTTAATAATTTGTAATCCCTCACTTATCGCCTGACGTAAATGACGTAACGCAATACCATATTTTTTATTTAACTGATCATATGTTAAACCTTTAATATAATAATCTGTAATTAATGGTTTATGATAGAAATCTAATTTATTAAGCTGGATTAACATACAATTATAATCATCATCTTCGTTTATAGATATTTCATCGAATTGTCCATTAACATAGGATTTATCAGTTTCAACTAAATACAATCCACGGTAGCCATAACTATCTCTTCGAATATGAGACCAATATGGTGATGAGCTTGACCTAAGATTTAATGACATTGAACGACCCATAAAATTCAATATAGCATCATCTGTAACACATACCTTAAATTGATAATCTAATGGCTTTTTACAAAGGAATTGTTCCATACAGAAACTTAATAAATCTGAATATAGATGATAATTGTAGCTTGTAATGCGCTTCTCATCTTTTAGCATTTTAGGATAATGCTTAGTGATTGAGACATTAATCATATCGCGTTTTTCATCATCTGTTAATTCATCAACTTTGTACATCAATTATAGGTATTATAGAGGATTGTTTTCATTAAATTCTCTAAACTCATCTGCTGTCATATAATTAACATTGTTATTAATGCGTTTATAAACGTTTATAGCTGAAGTGAATTCAATTAACACGCATTTAGATTTGGTTTGCATATTATTACTATTAGACACTGTAATACGTCTACGTTCATAATTACCTACATACCATTCATTATCCTGGAGTGAATTAATGTGCCATACCGCAAATCCATCTTTATACATTCTCATATAAAACACATACGGATTTTCAACTGTTAATGATTGTAGTTTATTCCATTTTGTAACATCAATCATTGCATCTGTAAAACTGTTTAAATAGTATTTGTCAGTGTATTTTAATTCAAATATATGATAATCACCTGTATTAGTTAAACATAATAAATCATATGTTTCTACCTGGGATTTAGGATAATATATTTTCTCGTATTTACCTCCCAGGTATGATTTAAATTCATCCCTACACTTTTGTTCTGCTTGTTCTATGCGTTTAGTGTATTTCATATTTTTATATTACCTGAGTATTAAAATTAATCATCACCAAACATTGAATCAATAAGTGAATGTGAATGTTGTATTCTACCAGAATTACTAACACGCAACATTGTGTTAATATCACTTATCTTATTATCTATCATCCATTCATCATCCATCTCTATATCAACCATCGGTTTATCAACCATATCACATCTACCATCTACCATCCCCGCGATATTAGATACGGTATTAGGCTTAATATTGGGCTCGATATCGGGTTTAATATTGGATACGATACTTAACTTAGGATTGGTTTTAGCATTTCTTAACATCGTGTCTCGTTTTGCTTGTTTTTTATCAACATTAATTTCTAAATCATCAATAATATCACTCCAGACTTCCTGAAGCATAGGTGTATTTAATACAGGTAATTGTCCTTTACAATAATTTAAAATGTTAGTCATTAATTGCCTGAATTCAGCATCATTTAAACATCTGGCATATCTCATCCAGTCCTCGAATACCACGAAGGATTCTTTCTTTTTACGTTGTGTAGTCATATTATTTGTTTTTTATATAGTTGTCAAAAAAAGTGGGGAACTTCGATAAACAGCGAACTACACTTCGCTAAAAATCTCTGTTCCCCGAATATCTTGTACAATGGTGTAGCATTGATGTATTGGTATCGGTAATACGTATGTGAAGATAAATAAAAAACATCACTTTTCCAAACTTAAGTTAGGAATGATTTTTATTCGTATGTATATTTGATATATGAAAGTAACTAACACGGACAAAGCACAAATCTTTAACGAGTACTTAGGGGCTCGATTTAAAACATTCGAGGTAGCATCACCAGATTCAGCACCAATTTCATTTGTGTGTACCGATCACGAAGATAAACAGTATTTTATTTACGTAGAAATCCCTAATGAACAATACATCTCACAACGAGAAAATACAGGTATTGCTATTGAAAATGCTCATTTTTACAGTTTATATGGTATGATGAGTGCTGGGCAAAATGTATTCTGGTTTGTTGCCTTCAATGACGGATACATTCTATTTTATCTGAATGATTGTTTGACCCCAGAACAATTAAATGTATTACCTGAACAAACATTAATTGGTGTAGCTTCAGCTCTTCATATTGAAAAGGATAAAATTAAACACGATAATAAGGATGGTAAAACCTATTCTACATTAGCATCAAAATCAAATCAACCTACTGTAATACAGGGTTCAATGGATTTAAAATTGCCATTAGGTAGAAAACCTAAAACACGAGTTAATAAACGTAAAAAATAATTATCTACCTTGCCTATTATAAGGCTTTGTAGCTGTTGCTTTGGGTCCGCTTTGTTTAAATGCGGACCCTTTCTTTTTGGATTTAGGCTTAAATTTTGCTATTGTGCCTAATTTAACTTTAGCCATTATATAAAATTAATAGTTCCTGAACCGGATGTTATTGAAAGTATTTTTTCACTACCTGTAGTTACTATTGCAAAAGTTAATCCAGAACTTAAAGATGCTGAATAGCTACCAGTATAACGTAAAACTAATAAACCTGAACCACCTTTAGCTCCTATAGAGTATATTTCATTTGAATCAAATCCTCCACCTCCACCACCGCCACCACCAGTATTTGGTGAACCTGCACTTGCAGATATAGGAAGCGAACCAGCTCTACCTCCATTTCCTCCACCACCTCTACCAGTTCCAGCAGTAGCAGCATTTCGTTGTACTCCTCCTCCTCCTCCACCACAATATTCAATTAATGTACCTGTAATAGAACTAAATGAACCTGAACCTCCATTACCCGCAAAATCATTAACAGCATTTATTCCAGCAGAACCAGCTCCTCCACCACCACCAGCTGGATCAAACTGATTTTGGTATAAACCATTACCACCATTAAATCCTATAGAACCAGTACCACCAGGTCCATTATTTCCTCCTCCGCCTCCTCCTGAAGCACCATTTGAACCTGAGAATCCTGAATTTCCTCCTGCACCACCACCAACAGCTGTAATGCTACTAAAAATTGAAGATGAACCATTTAATGCAGCTGAACCACTACCTGCTGCTCCTCCTTCACCAATAGTTACATTATAATTAGTTAATGAAGTAAGGATAGTAGAACCACTAATAAATTGTCCTCCACCACCACCACCAGCATTTATGTATCCTCCTCCTCCTCCACCACCTAACAAAAGATAAGTAAAGTTAATAGTTTCAGTTCCACTTTGAACTAAACCAGAACCTTGATATATTTTACCTTGCGGTAAAACACCATAATAATCACTTCCTATTTCTTTATTTCCTAAGTATATTGGCATATTATTTTTCCTTTTTACCTTTGAACCAATCGTAAATTCTAAGTGTATTAAGTATTAAACCTGTTAACAACACGAGAATTGTTAATTCGGCACTGAATTGCATTATATACGCGAATACACCGCCTATAGTGAATGTATTTGCTAATGTGTCTGTGTTATACATAATTAATATGTGTTATAAAAATTATCAAAGTTAGTTCTAATATTAGTTCTTTGTGAATCAGTATTGTTATATAAAATCCATTCACTTACTCTACCATTAGTATAGAATGAGGCACCAAATGGACCTCTACCTAAGTTAATTTTATTAAACGAGGCAGCACTATAATTACCAGTAACTAAAGTAAAATTAGTTTGTGAACTATCAATCCATAAGAAAGAAGCATTTGTTCCTCCATCTACATTCATAAACTGATCTACTAATACAATATTTCCGTTTGCTGTTGCTTGTTCTCCTAATCTACCTCCATCACTCTTAATAGAAGATACATTACCTGAACCTGCCTCATAACATCCATAGAAATATCCATTATCAGGATTACCCCAAAATAATCCTTGTGTAGTATAAGCATCAATTGTACATACAGACATTACCTCTGCTACTTTGTTAGATGTAAATGGTGTTGTTTGAGCAAAGAATTGATCAGTACCATTAAATTTAACTGCAGGAATACCTACTGAACTTGTAATTAATGTTCCTGCGTTTATAATAGTAGCACCACCTGTTATATTAACTCCATTTCCACTTTGGTCGTATAAAATAGTAACAGTTCCTGTATTAGCCCCTACAAATGTATTTAAAGAAGCTGTATCTAATAAGTTATCTACAAATCCGATATCTTGAGTAGTAGAATCGCTTGAACGTTGAACTCTAAGAGCCGAACCTGTATAGGTTGAACTTAATTTTCTTGCTACAGAATAAGCAGCAAATGAACTTGTGTATCCCAACACATAATCAAATGTAGGGGTAGGAGGTATAGGTCTATTTGCATTGTAAATTAAATTGGTTCCATAATACATTTGTCTGATATTGGTTGTTCCAAGATCAAATTGTGGGGTAATATTATTTTGTTGTTTAATAGCCATTAGTATGTTGCAAAATAAGTATTTGTATTAGTTACAATTCCTGATTGATTAGCAGGGGTATAAGTAGGCCATAATATTACTTCTTGTTCCCAACCATTTAAAGTTGAATCAATATTTTTAGCATTACTTCCTAATCTCATTTGATTAATGTTTAAGTTAGTAGTACTACATCCATTAGATGTTGAAGTATTAGATCCACCATTTGTATTACCTCCAAGAGTACCTGCGTCTTTATAAGTAAAATTAAGATTTTGAGTACCTGTAGTATATGGTCTACCAGTAGTTGTATATCCATTATTTTGATATGGAATAACGTTACTATTAAATGGAGATAGTCTACAATAAAATTGAATCATACTATTACAGTTATCATAATCATCACCATTTGAACTATTTTGCATAGATAATATTCTACCATAAGTGTTAACACCATTTGTATCATTATAACATCCACCAACAGTAGTAAACATTATATTATTAGAGGTAATACTTACTGAATAGTTACCTAAACCATAAGTATAACCGTTAGGTGTATATGGAGCAGCTTTACCATTTAAAGTTTTTAATGTACCTGATTCTACAATATAAAATCCCTCAGTTGAAAATGATTGTTTTGTTGCATTTAAACCATTACCACTTTGATCATACCATATATTAACAAATCCATTTCCTCCTCCTACAAATGTAGTTATTGAACCTGTATCTAAATTACCACTTGAGTCAAATCCAACATCTAATACACTTGAGTCACTTGAGCGTTTTACTTGCATACAGGATCCTGTATAAGTACCACTTAATCGTCTTACTGAATACCCAAAATAGGCACCGGGATAAGTATCTAAAATGCCGGTATATCCTGGAGGTGCTGCAGCTGCTGCTGATTTTACAAACGCAAATGGTGTAAACATATATTATATAAAGTTTTTAATATTACTTAAAAATAAAGATGCTGTATTAAAGGCAATAAATGTTACTATATCTACAGCACCTGCTGTACCTGTAGGAGTATATGAACTACCACTTACTTGTTTAATACTTGAAGGATAAGTAAATAATCCCGCTCCTGTAACAGCTGCTTGATTAACTTGTAAGTTAATTGTTTGTCCTGATTGAATATTTGTTGGGTTAAGTTGAACTCCTGAAGAGGAAGGTAAGGTAATAATAAAGAAGTTACCTGTTGAACAATCTAAAGATGCGGTAGATGAAGCAATTGTTAATGTATTAACATTACTTGTTAATGAACCACTAATATATTGTCCTGAACCCGAAGCATCTGTAATAACATATAATGTATTAGAAGCATTTGCAGAACCTGATACTGTAATGTATTGGGCTTGAGTACAAGTTACAATTTGACTTACAACAGCTGATCCAGTAAATGTATCTGTCCAGTTACCTACAACATTAGATGAAGTAATTGAACCCGAAATGTTTAAAGAACCTGAAATAATTTCATTTCCAATAAATGTATTTGAACCTGTAGTAGCAAATGAACCTGTGTTTATTGTAGGTACATTTAAAGCAAATGATGCTGTAGTAGCAAATGATGCTGAAACTGCGTTTTGTGCTTGAGATGCTGATGTTGAAAATGAAGCAGTACCAAATAAACTACCTGTAAATCCTGCAGTAGCAGTTACTGAACCTGTTACAATTTGATTTCCAATAAATGTATTAGAACCTGTAGTAGCAAATCCGCTTGTAGAAAGTGGAACAGAACCTGAAATAATATATAATGTATTAGCATCAGGTGAACCAATTGCATTGTATTCAGTTTGTGTTAATGTTATTACTTGGTTTACTCTTGGAGATGTTGTATAAACATCTGTAATGTTAGTAATTACACTACCACTAAATGAACCGCTAGTTAAGTTTATTGAACCTGTTACTCCTAAAGAACCAGAAATTATTGCGGAACCAGTATATGGGAAAGTTGCTGATCCAGTAGCTACAGTTACGTTAAATGTACTTGCATCTCCTTTAGTAAAGGTAATTACGTTACTTGCAGCACTTGCTGTTACAAGTAATGAACCTGTATTTACAGAAGCACCAGCATTTAAAGCAAATGATGCTGTAGTAGCAAAACTTGAACTAACTGCTTGAGAAGCTGATACAGCAAATGATGAGGTAGTTGTTAATAAATCTGTATTAGGATTATATCTTAAACCTGCATCTACTTGAACAAAACCTGGTCCTGATGTATCTACAAATAAAACGTTGTGTTGTAAATTTTGTGATGATATGCTAGTGGATACCGCAAGGGCTAATGATGATGTTGCAGCATATGAAGCACTTACAACCGAACCACCATAAAATGAAGCTGAAGTAGCAAATGAAGCTGATACTGCTTGAGAAGCTGAAGTAGCAAATGAAGCAGTTCCTAATAATGAACCTGTAATTCCATTAGCAAAAGTAGCAGAACCAGTAACTTCAAATGAACCTGTTACTTTTACTCTACCAAATAATGATTGTGTATCGTTTGTAGCATCACCAAATTGGTTTGAACCACTTGAATAAATTACAGATGATGTTTCGTAAATTACTGTTAAATATTGAATTGAAGCACTTAATGCTGTAATAGTTCCGTCTACATTAAAATTAGTTGCGTATGAGGAAGTAGCAGCATAAGATGCACTTACTACAGAACCACCATAATATGAGGCTGAAATAGCGTTTTGTGCTTGAGATGCTGATAAAGCATAAGAAGCAGAAGTAGCAGTATTAGCATAAGATGCAGAAGTAGCTACACTTGCTGAAGTAGCAAATGATGAACTAACGGCACGTGATGAACTAACGGCAAATGAAGCTGATACTGCTTGTGAGGCAGATGTAGCAAATGAAGCGCTAACAGATTGTGTTACGTTGTTTATAACGTTAGTAAATGTAGTTGCGTTACCTTTGGTGTATGTAATAGTATCGTTTGTACTAGACGCTGTTAGAACGTTTAATAACGCTAATGATGCTGTTGATGCAAATGATGAACTTACAGTTGGACCAGTATTTAAAGCATATGAAGCTGTTACAGCAAAACTAGCTGACGTTGAATTCAACGCATATGACGCACTATTAGCGTTTATAGCAAACGAACTCGTTGTAGACACCAAGGCATATGAAGCCGATGTAGATGTGTTACTATACGAGGCACTTGTAGCTTGTGAAGCAGAAACAGCACGTGAAGAACTTACAGCAAAATCAGCATAGGAAGCACTTGCTACTGAACCTGATTGACTTACAATTACGTTAAACGTAGATCCATCACCTTTAGTAAATGTGATTGTACTAGCAACAGCAGAAGCTGTAACTAATAATGAACTTGTACTAACAGTTGCTCCAGCATTTAAAGCATAAGATGCTGTAGTTGCTAGATCAGCTCTTGAGGCAGTTATTAGTAAGCTACCTGTAAGTGTTGTTCCTAAACCAGTTTGTAATTCACTTCCACTTACTTGAATTAAGTATTGGAAGGATTCACTGATGTAGAGGTTGGTTAAATTACGTCCCATTATATATTAAAAATTAGATACATTGTTTTGATATGCCCTATAAGGGAATTGAGGAAATTGTGGGTAACGAGAATCATAAATAGGTAAACCACATTCACGAGCTTGACTCGCGTGATAACCTCTTCCATTACGTCTCATAACAATTGGTGATTTATATTGAACTCCAAAGTCAGGGTACATTTGTTGAAGTTCTACGTTACCATTTAATTCTGGATATAATCCTTGTTTTTGAATTAAATAATTAGTTAAACGCTCTTCATAAAATTGTTTTTTATTTTCAACAGATTGGCGTTTACGATTATACCAAGTACCATCTACTTTTTCACTGTTTTCACCACCGGTTGGCGATAATAAACCGTTGTTGCGTGGACGCAAATAAATGTCCTCTAACGCATAATAATAGGATGCATATAATAAAGCATTTTGAATCCAATTTAACACTAAGGTTTGATAATCACCTGCTAGTGTATTAGTTTCAATTTTGTCTAAAATAGCATTATATAATTTAGTACCTAAAATACGCTGCATTTCAATGTCCTGTGCTTCACGAACAGCGTTCTTCAGTAATTTACTATCTACGTTATTATTTATGTCAGTGAATTGACGTAGGTTTTCTTCACTGATAATGAATACATCAGTCATTGTCTTTGTTTTTTAGTTTGTTAAGATGCTACTACAGTACCTTGTGGGTTGTTAACTGTAATTGCTTCAATCACGGCACTTCCACTTGATGTGTATGTAATTCCTCTTGGTAAAGTAAAAGTAGCTGTGCCTAATATTGAACCTGAAAGAGTAACTTGAGCATCAGCGGTTGCTGTTAATGTAGTCCAAGGTCCACCTGAAGTTACTTTACCTGAACCAGCAGGACCATACATTGAGGCACCACTAAAGTAAGTTGTACTACCAGAAACAATTACATAATTAACAGATTGTAGTACGTTAGGATAAGTGTAATCACCTACGTTTCCATCTCTAAATGTAATAGTATTTGAACCAGTAATTGATGTTACTCCTTGTAAATTAGAGAAAACAGTAGCACTGTTAGCTGCTGAAGCAGTAACGTTAACAGCATCTCTAATAGCAGCAAGTGTGTTTTGAAAGTTTGAACCAGTTGATACAAAAATAGTATCATTTGTGTTTGCTGGTTTAGTAGTTCCGGTTGTTGTGATATAATATCCATTCAAAATGAATGAACCTGAAGTAGCAAGGTTTAAGGGAGCTAAACTTGCACTAGAAATAGTGACAGAAGCTGTTGTAGCTAATTGGCCTGTATTTGCGGGAGTAGTTCCGGCGATTACTGTGATTGACATAGTTGTATATTTTTAAAGTTTTTAGTTAATTGGTTGATTTGTTGCTGCTTGATTTATATCAGGTGAATTTACTATATCGGCACGTTCAATTTGTGCCTCTAACATATTATCTTCTCCTACCTCACTGTCTTGTCCTGTAACTACATCAACAACTTCCTCATCATCACTGTATAAGTTTAATTGTTGAATACCTAAAACATAATCACTACCAAAATTGATTTTTAAAATTTCATCAAAACAATCTAAGATTGCTTGTTGAAATGGCTTGATTACTGTATTAGTGAATAACAAATATGCCTCACTAGTTTCTGTTCTACCACCTAATTGACCTTCGGTTTTAATACCTAACATCATAGGAGAGGTAATACGGTGAGCTGTTAATATTTTCTGCGTTACTAAGTCGTTTATAGTTGTATAATAAACATCTGTTCCATTAGAATCAATGGGGGTTATGACTGGTGCATTTTCTGGACTATCAACGTCCATATAAATTAAGCTACCTGCGTTTTCTGTTCCACCATATTGGTTACGAAGCATTATTTCAATTGCTTCTCTTTCTTCCTCGTTAGCATTAGTGAATGTAGTAATAGCCAAACTAGGTACAACCCCATTACTAATATTGTTAAGGTGGAAATTATCAATTTGTGCATCTAATTCAATTACTTTTAAAGCACCTACATAATCAGGTACTGGATAATATCTCATACCTGGACGGTATGCTTGATAAACATAAACCTGTGAAGGTTCATCTTGTTTTTTATTAGGATTATATGCTGGTAAGTAAGGAATATCAGTTAATGATTGATTAACATATGAGTTAATACCATTCCATTCATCCCAAATATAATAACCTGGTACCTTGCCTCTAAAATTTTTCTCTTTAGCACGCAAGTATGAAAAGTCAATATGATATACTTCTGCTATTTTGGTTCTGTCTTTGCTCCAAATAATCTCTAAAGCAAATCCACCAAATAGTTTTAAATCTTTAGCTACTTTCTTAAAAATGTCGTTCCACGATTCACCTTCATAATTAGCAAAATCTAGGGTTTCTGGATTAGTTGTTGTTAATCCATTACCAATAATTGAGTCAACTGTTGCGTTAACACAAGTTCCGTGAATTGATGAATAATTCATCAAATCAATTAATTTGTTTGGAAAACCATTATCACTACCAAAACTAATAAAGAATTGGTTTTTACGTTCAACTAAACTAATACGACCATTAGTTGCATTATTACGTGGGATAGTTTTAAATGTATATTTGTTACTCATTATTATGGATAATTATAGGTAGTATAAGTGCCACCATCTAACGGGGATAAATATGTGGTTGTAGGTTGAGAATTGCTACCTGATACAAATGCACGCTCAGTTGAAAGTAATTGTGTTTTAACGTTTGTAGAACCACCACCCCATTTATCTGTATTACTACTAAATGAAGAAGATGTTTGAATCCAAATAGTAGAACCACTTACCGCAGTAAATTGCCAAATATTCACATCGTATTGACCTGAAGCAGTTGGTAATGTTGAACCTGATACCTGAAATACTAACCAAGGATTTGTAGGACCTACAGTATTAATTAAAGTAGCAATTACGTTGCCTTTTTTAGAATAATCGTATGATTGGGTAAATTCAAGTATAATTTGAGTTGTACCAATTGATGCTGTTACATCAGGGTAAATAGCACTTGAGTTCGTAGATGATGAAACGTATAGCTGTAGCATAGTTTACTTTCAACCAAGTAGGGGGTTAACACATTAGTGCAACCCCCCTTTTGGTTTATTTTAAAGATTAAGCAGCGGAAGCTGAATAAAAGGTAATTGTAATACCACTTAAAGAGCTAGCAAAGCTAGAAGCTGAACCACTAACTTCAGATGCTGGATTCGGTTCGTTTCCTGTGAAAACCAAGTTGTAACCGTTCAAATCACTGAACGCAGTTCCAGTAGCACTGGTACCACTCAATAATTGAGATCCGTTTACTTGGCCCATCAAGAACCAACGAGCAGCTCCTGTATCACTACCATTGTTGGTTTCAACAATAATAGCTAAGTTTGGGTTTTGGGCTAATACTCTTACTTGGTTACGAGTCGCAGTTTGCATCTTGAAGAATACAGCGTTACAAGTTTGGTTGTAAACTACTGTACCATTTTCAGGAGTTGCTACTATCTCTTCACCAAAATTAGACGTTTGACGGAATAATTGGAATTGATAGAAAACGCCTGAACCGGAAATCGAAGTAACTAAACCTTGGCTTCCTGAAATGCTTGAGATCGAACCAGATAAGATATAAATGTTTTTGATACCACCTGTGTTGTCACGACAACCTAGTTGAAATCCTGATGTTATTGAACAAGGCATAATATTATCTTTCTAGTTTTAAAGGTTAAACAAATTATTGAGCAGATACCCAGAATTCAGGGTATGCAATGTTAACTCCTAATTTGGTAGAGATACGGTGACGCAATGTGTCAGTGTTAATATCATACCACAATTGGAATTCAGTGAAATCGCTCAACAAGTCAGTACCAGCAACGATTTGCTTAGCAGGACCAAAGAAGATACGATTCAAACCTTGCAAACCTACTGTTCCTACTACTGTTACGTTAGGTTGGAAAGGGTAAGCCATTTCATACAAACCAGAACGGTTAGTAACTGAAGCAGGATCAAACCAATAGTTGTTAGCTAAACGTAAAGCAGTTAAGTAGTTACGGAACAAAGTAACACTCATAAAGAACGTTAAATCTTCTCTGTTTGCAACATCAGCACTTGAAGTAGCAATCATAGAATCCATAGTAGTTAAAATGTTAGCAGCTGAACTAGAAGCAGCGTTGATCAATACTGGAACTACACCTGCAGTTGAAGAACTGATGATAGTAGCCAAACCGTTTACAGCACAAGTACCACCGTAGGTAGAGCTTGAACCAGAAACTTGAGCCCAAAGGAATTGGTCGTTTGCTTTCTGGAATTGGTTTACTAACAACTCACTGTATTGAGTAGCTAATGCGAAAGTTTCGTTGTAAGAACCTGGAGCAAGAGCAGAGATACCTAAGTATTTCTTGTCAAGGTCTTTCAAACATAAAGCATCGAATGATGTACGAGGACATACTTCGATAGTACGTTGAGTGAATGTAGCTGAACCTGATGCTGTAGATACACAAGTACCGTTCTGCATATAAAGGCTAACTTCGAATAGGTTAATTGGCTCTTGAAATTTAACACCTTCTTGAATAGTGATATATTCCATAGTTGAACCAGCATAAACCATCTTGATAATTAACTCACCAGCAATCTGGTTGTTAAAATCGGCTAGGGCGGATACGTTTAATGACATAATTTTATTGTTTTAGTTTTTGTTGTTTATTTGTTTTTTGTTTTAAGTAATTCAGCCATTACTTGCATTTGTTTAGACTGACGATTTTCACTTGAAAAAGTTTCTTTGTTAGCATCAGCTGACATAGTTACTTTAGTTGAAGCAGGCGATTTAGCCATTTCTTCAAATTTAGCTTTCATAGAAGCCATTTCAGCTTTCATAGAAGTTACCATACCTTGAACTTCAGCTACTGTATCAGCCATTGCTTTTAAAGCACCATTAACATCAGTAGTACTGTTTTGAGCAGAAGTGCCTTCAACGTTAGAAATATCGGCACGAGGACCTTCAAAAGCGTGCATTGCGATTCCAGCAGCTTCACCTGCTTTTTCTTCGTCAATATCAGCAGCTAATGAACCACCTAAATCAGCCATCTCTTCTTCTTTCTTTTCAGTTTCAGGATTAACGATTTCAACTACTGAAGAGCCTTCAGTTTTAATTTCAGTACCATCTTCTAATTTGTGGTATCCATCTGGAGCGAGGGACTCTTGTCCGTCTGTAGTAACTACTTTAACTTCGTCTCCAACCTTTAATGTATCACCAGGGAATTTGATTTGAAATGCTTTGTTTTCATCATAAAGCATACCAAATTTTTGTGCTACAGGGTTTTTATCAACTAAATTAAAGTGTTGCATTACTAACTCTTTTAATTTTTCTTTGTTCATAATTGTTTAATTTGTTTATAAATATATTGTTTGTGTTGTTTAATTATTTTTTTGCCTGGCCATAACATATAGCTGCTGCTTGTCTCAATGGATATTCCTTACGCAATTTAGCAATACACTTTGCTATAAATTCATCTTTTGGTTCAGCACCACGTGTTGGAATAGGCATTATGCTAAGAATTTAAGTCTATATTTGGTTTGATAAAGTAATTCCTCGATTTGATCAATTTGATTCTGAATGTAAGTATCAGTAAATACTTTACGTAGTTCATATACTTGGTTACATAATTCCTCAAAATAAGTAATTACTTGCTCGTGACTAACCCAATCAACTAAAGCATATGATTTATAATTAATTATAATACCATATTTGCCTTGATATGATTCAGTTAATGTGTCAACTAATTCAATTATTTCAGGATAATACCTTCCTAAAGCAGAATGGGCAGAAAAACTACCTGCGCCTTTTACTTGTCTATGGAATACTTGTGCTTGTGTTGAACTATTTAATAAAATAGACAGCAACGTAGTCATTTGTTCGTTCATTATTTATTTGTTAATATATTGTTATAAAAATATCCTTCTACACTAAATCCCTTCACTTTACCTGTCTTTACATATTCATTCCAAACGCGTCCATCACCAATTCTGTAAATACCAAACCATTGTCCTTGAACAGGTTTAAAACCATACAATGATGATTTATCGTGTTCAGGGTCTTTAACTAACCAAGTTTCAACTAAATGAACGTCTTTAACTGGTTGTTCTCCATCGTGT